AGAAGTGATAATATTCATAGCTTCATGAAATTCAGGACGGCCAATATCAGAGCCGTATTGAATGGGATTTTTATTGAAGTGATCGACAGTTCCAGTTTTATTGTAGCGATCAAGGATTCGACGTATGTCAGCGAACGGAGCATGTGATTGCTCCGTGAGCGATTTTTTTTCGAATTTTTTTTGTACTCTGCCGCGATCGGCAGAGATTTGAGCTTTAGATTTTGCAGTTGCAGTTTTCATTTAGTAACCCTCACGGATAGATTTGTATGGAACTTTGATGGGTGGAGAAGAAGGAGAAGTTGTAGGTTTGCGCATAGGAGTATAACTAGGTTTGTCATAGTTACGCGCAGAGTTTATAAGCTGTTGAGTAGTTTTTTCTGCATATGTAGCAGCATTAGATTTAATTCGCGGTATAACAGTTTCAACGCGAGTTTTATCAGCAGTAGCAGAATTGAGATCAGCTTGGGAAGATTTTTGACGAGTATCCTCTTTTAAGTTAGCAATTTGTGCAGCAACCTGAACACCTTCAGCAGGTGATTTATTAGGGTATTGAGCTGCAGTGGTGGAACTGGCACCGCCAGAACCACCATATTTTGCAGAGAGGATAGGATTTAGGCCAGCATCATAAAGATCTTTCATCTCACGTTGATGAGATGTGCGGGCCATGTGTTTATGGAATTCCTCTTGTTCATTACGTTCACGAACACCATATTTATATTGTTGAACGTTAGCACCTTTTTGAGAGATGCCAGAGATAATAGAATCGAACATGCCCATGGTTAGAACCTCGAAAGAGAAGCTGGAACACCGTACAGCGGCATAGGACGAGCGCAATAACAACGGTGATAGAAGTCAGCAATGAATTCAGGTTCAGTAGCAACAGCCTGAATACGAGACCATGGAGCATCATCTTCGATGAAGTCAGAATTGAGAGTAGGGACAGATGCGAAATCTTGAGATAAATGCCAAGCATCAAGAGGAGCAGCAGAGTTAGAACGGAAACGAGCTGTGATGGAAGAAGGTTTGTAGCGATATTCAGCATAACGTTCTTGATAACCAAAAGTAGTGTCATCAGCAGCAGAGCCATCAGCATAGATTTCTTTATTGAGGACGGATTGTTCGCCGAGTTGAGCAAGAGCAGGCCAATAGAAATCGAGTTTGTCAGAACGAGACCACATTCGATTAAGACCTTGTTGATAAGTAATGTCAGCGCGAACATTGCAGAGACCGAGGATAATACCGTGTTCAGTAAAGGATTTAGAGAAGCCATGGTCATTGAAAGCAGCAGTGCCGAAAGCACCAAGTTCACCAGCAGGTTCAGTGCCGCCGAGATCAATGCCATTAACAGTTTGAGCGACAGGATGTATGTTCATACGAGTAGAGCCACCGCCTAAGTATTCAGGACGTTGGAGACGAGCATCATCAGAAGTAACACCGAAATGAGAACGGATAATTTCAGTGTAGCGAGTACCGCCACGCATATCACGTTCATAGAGAACTTGAACTTGAAGAGCTTCGCGGAATTGATTAATAGTTGAAGCAGTGGTACCAGAGAGATCAGCATAGATACCGGGAAAGCCAGCATTGTTAGGATCTTCTTCGATGTCGAATTTATTGTCAGCAGTAGCATTAGAAACTGAAGCGAAAGAAGCGAAAGAAGTAGAACCAGATTCGCCAGTTTCATAGACGGTTCCAGAAGAACCGGGGAAGGTTTGGTTTTGTTTACCAATACCGAGAACAGGAGCAGTTGAGCCCAGAGGAAGTGAAACGTCTGGACCTTTTTGTGGAGTAGGCATACAGGAAGTGAAGTAGTCGTGACGCTTACCGCGGAGTTGAGGCCAAGTGTAATCAGCATAAGTATCAGGGCCATCATCAGTATCGACAACAATAGAATCTTGAAGGTTTTCATCGCGAAACCAAGTATTCCAAATTAAGTTGTATGCACGAAAAGGGAGAGAGCTAACGCCAGATAGATCGTTAGCAGTAGAAGTAGGGATACCGAAATAATCAGCTAGATTAGTTTCATTAAAAGTGGTATCAGCCATAACAGGAACGAGATAGTCGACAGAGTCGCCGGGATTGTCTTGTTCACCCATCATTTTTTGGAAATTATCCCAAACGAGACGATAGGGAACAAAGAAGTAGAATGTTTCCATGAAGATGTTATCCATAACAGGATGAAGAGGTGTAGCCATACGAGTGAAGGAAGCAGTTTTTAGATTGAAGGTATCGCCGGGGAGTACTTCATCAACAAACATAGGAATGAGTTTAGATCCATCAAAAGTAGTTTTAACGCCATGGGAACGATCAAACGATGATCGAGGCATATCAATTGATGGTACTTTAGAAAAGTCATGTTTCATTACAGATTTCATAGGTTATTCTCCAAGAGAAGGATCGAGAGGTAAGGAACGTTGTATTTCATGTAGACGAACTACACAACGAGGTGAGGGTAGAAGATCGAATTTGCAGTCTTCATCATTGAAGGTGCCAATTTCGAACATAGTAAAGTCTTCAGGATGTTGGGAAAAGGGTTGTCCGGGATCAGAGACGAGATCAATAGCAGTACGTTGTGCGACCTGTTCATTGATTACATAGAAAGGACGTGAGTAAAGTTTAGATTTTGCATCGAATATAGAGTACATGAATAATTTCATTTTAAAGATTCCTGTGTAGTTTAGAGAATTGACGTTGTTTAAGGATTTCTTTGACCTTTAAACGACGGGGAGTATTGTCATGTTTGACAGAAAGAGCCGCATCCTTGCGTTTAAGTTTACGAACAGCAAGTTCATCAGGATCATCTTTGTGTAAAAGATAGTCGTAATAACGAGCGGGACGCATTCGGTGACCACGAAGGTGTAGATAGTCTTTGTGTAAGTCACCAGAATAGGTATCGAACCAAGCAGAAGCTATACCGGGACGACGAGACATAAAGGGACGTTCAGGTTCGACAGGGATTAGTTCACCAGTGTAAGGACATGGTTTTTGGTAATGGTCATGGGAGAGATCACCAGTAATTTTTTTTGTAACGTAGCGAGCAACATAAGCAGCGGATTCGAAGGAAACCTCACCGACAGTTACAAAGCCAAGAGGGGATTTAGTTTTAGGATCAGACCAAATAGAAGATAGAATTTCAGAAGTGTAGAGTTTAACGCCTTCGCGTTCAGAATAGAGTTGTTTGTCAGGAAAGTCATAATTGAAGATGCAAGCATGATAATGAGGACGACCAAGTGTTTCAACGAAAGCATGTGAGAGATCTTGATCGCATTGAGATTTATTTTTATGACAGACCAAACAGGAAACGCCGTATTCGGCACAGCCGAAATAACGAATAGTTCGAGGGTGTAATTTTTTACGGAGGCGTTTCATAAAGAGTTGAAAGTGTTTTTTATCGATAGATCCATCAAATGGAAGATGGTCATCGTTATAAGTAAGAGTGATAAAGGAGTTATCAGTATAGAGCGTTGATTCATGATAACAACGCATAGCCCATTGGCGGGAATGTTCAAGGCGACAGCCGATACATCGACCGCAAGGGATTTTTAGTTTAGAGCCGGGTTGACCGAGAGAAGGTTTGAAAACGACATAATGATTGCCGTTTTGATTAAGTCCTTTGCTCATCCAGCCTGTGAGAGGATGAAAGCAGGCCATAATTTAGAGGCGTATACCACCGCGCATAACACGGGCTGCGCCCTGATTATGATTGAACTTGTGGGTTTTTTTAGCGCCATTAGCAAACTTACGTTTGCTTTTTTTGTTGGGGATTTTGAAACGTTTTTTCATAATAAGAGCCTCTGGTGGTTTGTGAATTGGGGGAATATAACACAAGGGGACAGATATAATAAAATATGATATTTAGAACCAGAAGGCATAAGGAGAGAGAGTAGACACACCGGTAATATGTCCGGGGTGTCAGTGGTACCAATTACATCAAGTGAAGGTTGGTACAGGGATTAAAAAAGGGCCCTGAGGCCCTTTTCCCCCTAGCCGGGGAGGCGACTGCCTAGGAGGGTCGAAAACAAGTTTCGACGCCACCTGGGCAGTTTAGTTGGGGTTAGATTTAGACGTAGATTTATCATCTTTGTCAGAGTCAGAACCCGGTTTTGACGAAGCCACAGGCAGCTTGTCAGCCTCTTTGGCAGAGACAGTATCCGAAGGTTTTTCGGGAAAGTGGGAAGTATCGATGCCAAGTTCTTTCATAGCATCGATGTTATCAGCGTTAGAGCAGAATTCAACGAATTCAGCAGGATCATTATGGAAAGCTAAGCGCTGTTTAGCAGGGAGTTCAGAGAAGTGAGATTTAGCAGAAGTGATAATATTCATAGCTTCATGAAATTCAGGACGGCCAATATCAGAGCCGTATTGAATGGGATTTTTATTGAAGTGATCGACAGTTCCAGTTTT